TTCTTAATGTTTTATCTGCACCATCATAAGTAGAACTTGTATCAGGGCTTGAACTTTTTAAAACTCTTGAAAATAAATCTTGATCTGTTGATACATTTACACCACTTAAAGTAATCATATAAACATCATCAGTTGTTGTTCCAATTAAATCTACATAAGTAACACCACTTGTTACTGTATTTGTTGCTACTTGTACTAATCCCATTAGCTAACACCTAGCCCATAAGTTCTAACTAAAATATTGTCAAAACTTCCACTATTAGGAAAAAATTGCATACCTGTTATGCTTGATGTATTTTTTAAAACACCAATAATTTTATTACCCATACCACCAAATCCTGGTGTAAAATTTAATCCATTACTTGCAAGAACAAAAGTATAAGCAGAACTTGAATATGGATTAAATAGCCACATATTCAAACTTCCTTGATTTGCAGTATCATTATTTGAATACCACATTTTTGGAAAAGAACTTTGATTAGTTCCTCTTAGTGCATTAAATCCACCATAGGATTTTAATTCCAAATTTCCATAATCATAATTACTTGCACTAATAATACTTCCACTTGAATTAATAAATCTAAGTTCTGAATAATCCTTTATAGTTATATCTGAATTATTTATTGTTATTTGATAAATATCAAAATCTGCTGAAAAGACATCAGTTACAGATACACTTGCAACAGAAGTAGCAGTAGTTTCATTAATTAATCTTAGGTTACTCATATCTGTTTTACTCCATAAACTTTTACTTCAAAACTATCATAAGTGCCACCAACACTTTCTATTGCTCTTACTCCTGTAACTTTACTTGCAGTTGGTAAAACACCACCACCAAATTGATATTGATATTCATTACTTTCCCACTTTGTTAATTGTGTTGTTATAAAAGTAAATTTGGAACTATCCCCTGCATTATATATATACATATACAATGAAAAATTTATATTATGTCCATTACCTGCACTATAAGCATTTATTATTTTTGTATCACTTGTGCTTTTTCCTTCAAATGTAGTACCACCTGCATTACCACCCTGTACTGCTCTTTGGTAACCACTTGTAGTAAATGTACCATTTTCTGCTAATTGAAAATTTGTTTGACAAGTTCCACCACCACTTGTTGTAATTTCAAAATTTTTAAAATGCACTAAATGTACATCATATTTATCCTCTTGTAAATTTGTAGCAGATACAGTTGATACACCACTTGAAAAAGAAATAGTGTCAATAAGTTCTAAGCTACCACCCCAACTACCATCTTTAGTAAGTTGTAGTATTTCACTAGGTGTATATAAACCTGTATTCTTTTTTACATCATTTGGTTGTGTACCTAAGTAGGTCATAGTGATCCTTTAGGTTTGTCTTAAGAATGATACATTGTATTCTGCACTAGAAGCTGCAGAGCATAATCCCTGTAAAATATCTCCTGTTTCTAATGATATTTTTGTTGTGATCTCTATTGTTGTGCCAAAAGGTAGTGAAACATCATTTAAAATGTGTCTTAAACTTCCACCTGACTTAGTAACACTTAGATCAATAGTGACATCAGCACTTGAGCCACTTACATTAGATACTAAAATACCAATTACAGTTTCAGTAGTAGAGCTAGGTACTGCATCAATAATATCTGCTGTTGATGTTCCTAAAACTCCCTGTACTGAATGTAGTGTATCTGCCATAACTTTTCCTTTCTTAGCTTAATGCCAACACTAAACCTAAGCTAACTCCTGCTGCTGCAAGATTAGCTATATCTCCTGCTGTTGTCTTTTTAAGATTGTTGCTGTCATTAATATCTCCAAACAGTATTTCATCTCCTGATGCTACTGTACCAGAAGTTGCAGAGTTTGGCTTTACACTCAAGCTAGGTGTACCAGAAGTAGCACCACCTGCCATACCAGAAGTACCACTTGTGGTAATTCCCTCAATATCTCCTGCTTCTGCCCCTATCCAAGCAGATCCATTCCAAGCTTTTAATAAATTATCTGTAGTATCATAAAAAATTGTTCCCTCTACTTTATTTGTCAAAGCTGTATTAGCTGCTGACTCTGAGGCATAAATAAAGACTATTGAATCCTGAATGTCTTGAAACCTAGCTTCTGTTACTAGATCTCCTGTTGTCCAATCAAACCATGCACCTGCTGCCATGTATTTTCTCCTTAATTCTTTCTAAGTATAACTTATGTTAGTATCAATTCCTAGTTTTGATACACCTAGTATCCAAGCACCTGTTTCAGCAGGGGATAACCCTATCTGCCAATTCCAAGTCTTGTTTCTAGCATCTACTGTGTGTTTAATTCTTTCAATAAACAGTTCATAAGTTTCTGTTGTAGATGCTGTAGTAGTAACACTTGCCTGAACAAAGCTACCTAAATCTAATCCTAGTGCCTTAGCCCATAAATTAACATTTTCTCTAGGAGCAAAAGATAAAGCCTCTATCTGTGTTTGTGGTATGTCATTAGCTACAGTTATCTGTTCTGCAATAGATAAGACATCAGAATCCTGTGTATTTAAAGTGCCTGACTGTACTAAAACATTAGAGCCAAATCTATCTACTGAGTCTGCACTTACTGCAATCTGTGTTGTTCCACCTGTTCTAGTTCTCTGTACTGTGTTTACAATCTTTTCATCATCATAAGAGCTTTTTATATCTACATAGTTAAGCTCTCCTACACCCTGACCAAAATTTGCCTCTGGTGTTGTTGTATTAGTCAATCTATAGTTTCTATCTCTAAAAGTTGCATCTCCATTAGCAGCAATAAAGAATGTGCCATTCTCTGCTAGTTCTACAGCTCTAAGTGCAGCTAATACAGTATCTGTTTCTGGTTGTACCTGCACTTGTAGTTGTCCTGTAGATATTGCCTGATTTGTATAACCAAAGCTATCAAGTATGTTTTTAGCCCTTACAGAGCTTAATTCTTGTGCTTGTGTAAGTGTAAGCCTAGTTGTTGTGCCTAGTTTAGAAATACCTAACTGCCACCCAAAGCCATTTAAAGTAGCATTATTAAACAGTTTAAAAGCATCTACACATTGTAATTTAGTTTCTGAATCAGATCCTTGTGCAGGATAATTAACAGGAAAGCTTTCAACAAAGCCATGAAAAAGAGTATATGTAGAGCCACCATAAGCAGCTTTAATCCTTATTCTTTTTAATGGCTGCACCTTAGTTCTGTTGTTTGTTGCATCATAATAATGTGTTGTTTGATTAGGGGAAAATCTATTATCTGTGTTATCAAGCACAACTGTTACTGCAGCAGGATTAAAATCTGCTAAGTTTGTTGCTCTACCTCTGTTAATACTAAATCTTCTAAGATAAGTAGAAACATCAGTAAAAGTTTGTGTGCTATCTAGTGGATTAGAGTCAAAAGCAATCTCTACTGTTAGATCAACATTAGAATCAAAAGGAACACTCATTATCTAATAGCATAACCTTTTTTGGCTAATCTTTCTTGTGTTACCTGTAGGAAATCTTCTGCATTGTCTGAAAGTTCTACTTTTACACTTACTTCCTGTTGTGATTGTCCACCCACAGGAGCAGAAACAGAATCCTGATCACTAACAACAGGTGCTGTTATAGGAGCAGGAGTTGGAAATTGCCTAGATATTGGAGCTGTTTCTATTGCTCTAAATTGTTGCATTAAAGCTTGTTGATCTATTAATTTTTTAGTTGATTTAGTTAATTCATTAGTAGCATCAATAGTTTCATAAAGCATATCCCTGCTTCTTTGTTGTGCAGCTGTTTGAAAATCTGTTGATTTTTTTAAGTTGCTTTCAGCTAAATCTAATCTCTCTCTTGCAAGTCTAAGTGCATCTGAATCATTAGCTAGTTCAAACTCTGCCTCTGCTAACTCTGCCTCAGCTAAAGCAAGTTCTGCAGTTACATCTTTGCCATTTTGTTTAGCTTGTGTAAGTAGTGCAATTTGTGTTGATAGTTCATTCTTTCTAATTGCAGCTTCTGCATCTCTAACATTCTCATCTATTTGTAATCTCTCTAAGTCTTTAGAAGCCTGATTTCTGTTTCTAGTTGCTCTAGCTACATCATCATTAGCTGAACTAATTAGATCCATTATCTTTGATCTTTCTAGCTCTAAATTAATATTGGACATAATTAAACTATTTTGCTCTCCAAATATTGGATTAAGTTTAGTTCTTATAGTGTCTGATAGCTTTTTAGTTTGTGTTTCATTAGTAAGCAAACCAAGTCTAGTTTTCTGTAAGTTAGTAAACTCCTGTGCATAAGCATTGTTCATCTTGTTAATGACATCTAAGAAATCTAAGGAAAGCCCTGTATTACTTATTATTTGTACAGAGTTTTCATTAAGTATCTCAGTTTCTTTTTGCATTTCTTTATTAAGAGTTTCTAAAGCATCAGCATCTCCTCTAAGTGCATTTTGCCCTAATATGAATGTTCTAAAGTATTTGTTAAGTTGTGTTGTTCCTTTTTGTGTTGAATCAACTGTAGCTACAATAGCATCATTTATTAATGAAAAGCCTGAAACAACAGCAGGAGATATATTACTAACAAAATTATTAAATACTCCTAAAAGTTCTCCTGCAGCAGGTAACAATTCTGCACCTACTTCCTCTCTTAATTCTTGTGTTGCTGATCTAGTTAGTAACATCTGTGCAGCAAATCCCCCTGCTTCTCTTTCAGCATTACCAATTTGTACTGCAGCTCTTTCAAATATTAATTCTGTAGTTGCTAAGGCTTTTTCTTGTTTAGTAAGTTCATCAGCACTTCTTTTACCTGTCATTGAGAATGCTTTAGTTTGTACCTCAGCTTCCTGTACAGAAATACCATAAGTCTTTAGAGCTTCCCTTTCTCCAACAATAGCTGATCTAAAAGCCTGTAGAACAGGAGTTGCACCTGCTGTTATGTTGTTGAATGAGGCAATATCTCCTGCTAGTGAAAATAATCTAGCTGATAAATCTGCTGATTCATTTTGAGTAAATCCTAAACCTTGAGCAACAGCACCAAATACACCTACTAATTGTTTAGCCTCTGATGTAGTTAAACCAAACATGTTGGCATTTTTTTCTAGTTCTGTACTTAATTTTTCTGCTGCACCACCAAAAGTAGTACCAAAAGCACCTGCTGCCTCTTGTGCTGCTGATGCAGCTTGAATTGAAGAGATTGCAAAGTCTGCAAGTTGTTTAGCTGCAAAAGCTGCTGCACCTGCAATAGCTGTTTTAGTAAGCCCAGACATACCTGCAGCAAATTGTGCATTAGATTTAGCTGCATTATCAACATCTTTATCTAATTCTTTAGTAGATCTAGAAACTTTGTCTAAGCCCTGTGAAGTTTTATTAGCTCCTGTAAGCTTTAAAAACATCTCTAAAGTGGCTCTTGCCATTCTTATCTCCTCAATTTAGATTGAGCTTTAGCCTCTGTTATGGCTTTCTGCTCTTTTTTATTCTTATCTATGTAGTATAACTTCCAAGACTCAAATTCCTCAACACTCAAACTTTTTCTAAGAGTATCAACAGTCATACCTAAATCCATAGCTAATCTAAATTCAAAAGCTAGTTCTGTATTATTCTGGAAACTGATCAGCTATATTAGCTTGATCCTCCTTAGTCCAAGCCATGCATCTATAAATCCCCATTAGGATTTTATCTACAATATTTGGTGTTGCTTTAGAGTAAAATTCCTCTACCTGTTCTAATGAGTCAAACTCAGGATCTTTCAATCCTGTTAGCAATAAGTGTTTTTCAAAAAGGACTTCATCTCTAACTCCATCAATTTCTGATAGTTGATTTATCTTAACTGCATCTGCTTTAGTTAAGCCTGTAACAATAACTGTTGCATCCCATTCAGGAATTTCTATTTCTTTAGTAGGAAGTGCAGGAGCATTAGATATATCATCTAGTTTAAGCCTCTTCATGATAACCTCTTTTCTGTTGTGAATTACTTAAGTTTTATTTTAAGCAGTTCCCTCAGTTACATCTCCAGAAACTTGAAAAGCAGCTGTAAAAGTAACAGCTCCACCTATATCAGGTGTTCTATCATAAGAAGTTAGTATTGCTTTTCCTGATGCTTTAGGATTTCCTCCTGTAGTTCCAATAGGATAGAACTCAAAATCTCCCTCTGCACCAAGTATTCCTGAAATATAACCATCAACAGTTGCATCAAAAGAGCCTGAGATGGTCAATGTTGCATCTTTCAAACCACTAACAAAAGCTTTGCTAGAATTTGAAAATGCTGAAACCTCAGCTACATCAGCAGTTCTTGAAATAGAAACATCAGTAAGAACATTAGATATATCTCTTAAAGTTCCACCAGAATCATCAATCTTGAATGCTGCATTCTTTCCATGTGTAAATGTTGGCATTTATCTTTCTCCTCTATATTTATTTCTGTGCAAAGCTAATTGCTGCTGTTATGCTACCTGATCCACCAAAAGTTAGAACAGCTCTTGCATATCTTGCAGGGTTACTTGCACTTGTCTTTAATTCTGATGTTGTACCTGTTGCCTGACTAAAAGTTATATAATCAGAATAAGATACATTATCAGCACTTGTTTGTATTTTAACATCTAATGTAGGAGATCCACTACTTACAGTACAATGTAGTACTCCTGCACCACCATTAGTTCCTGCAGCTGCATAATCTACCCCTGTTTGATTAGATGATCCTGATGTAGCTGTTGGAGCTAATAAGCTCTTGCCATTATAAGCATCTCCATCAAATTGAAATGCTACAGCTACTGCAACTACTGAGCCAATGTCTGCTGATCTATCATAAGAAGTTTCAATGACACTACCAAACTCTGTTGGGTTGCCTCTTGTGTAGCCAATAGGAGCTATTGAAAAAGCACTACCTGAGCTACCTAGTTGAGCTAAAAACTCTGCATCTGCATCTGGACTTGTACTCTCAAAATAACCTGAAAGAGTTGCTGTTCCATCTTTTAATCCTGAAATATAAGTTTTGCTACTTGCTGTAAATGTTGATGTTTCAGCTACATCTGCTGTTAAAGATACACTTGCATCTGTAAGAGTTGTAGATAGATTTGTATTATCTAATAGTACAACAGCATTTTTACCATGATTAAATGTTGGCATTTATTCCTCTTCCTCTTTAGCCATTTTACTATTAAATTTTACTGCAGCTTTATTCTTTATCAAACTTTTAGCAATCTTGTCTGGTACTTCACAGATCTCTCCTGCTTCAACCCTAATTTCTTTGCCATCTTTTTCTGGATAGTTACTTCCAATTAATATTTTTATTTTCATTATGCTATTACCTCTATATTGAATGTTACACCAAGAAAGCTAGTTCCTTGTGTTACTTCATACTCTCCATAATCTGTTGCACTTATAACTCTAACAGACATAGCAGCACCCCCCAAAGTAGGATCACTTTCTATTGCTGCTTTAACTGAGGTTGCCCCAGAAGAGGCTAAGTAAGCATCTACACCATCTTGTGCAGTCTGTGCATCTACTCTTGATATATACACCACTATAGGTATCTCATAGGTATCTGAGCCTCTAGCCATTGTTGAATCATAGTTTAAACTATTCAATGGAGCTACTAATGCTATAGGTGGCTCAATCCAATCAGGAACATACTCATAAGCAGTTAATCCTGATATTGTTTCTAAATTATCTTTTAAACCATCTCTAATTGCTGTTAAGGTAGCCATTATTTTACACTCCTAGCTATATCTCTTGCTATAGATTCTAACATATCCTCTGCTCCTGCTTTTATTTCTTTTTGCTTTTCATAGACAACACCACCAATAAAAGGCTTCATCTTTAAGCCTCTCTTAGATATTGCTCTAGCAACTAAGAATGGATTTAATTTAGGTGTTCCCCTCTTAGCCCACTTAGCTAAACTTGATCCCTCTTTGTAAGGTGGAAAGAAAGGCTTTGTTTTCTTAACAGGACTAAACCCTCTAAAGATTGGCTTACCATGTATAAAAGGAGCTGTAGGACTACTAGAAGCTAATTTAAAGCCCTCAGACATTCTTAGCCTGTTAGTGTTACCTAATTTAGCAGTAAATACACTTCTCCTAGTGTTACCTGTGTTTTTATTGCCTCTACCTGCTTGTGATCTAGGGGATGGAGGTAGGCTTAATCTTGCTAATGAATCTTCTTTTAATTCTAAAGCAAGTTTGTTAAAGAAATCATTACTTCTTTTATTCCAAATAGTCTGTGAATTGATAGATCTAGATAAATCTAAAGCCCCATTAAGAGTTAATTTCATACACCATAGAGCCTATTGTTGTTAATAGCTGTTAAGCCAACATAAGGTCTACCTGATGCAAGAGTAACTATAGTTTTTTTAAATCCTTTAATTAAGTTTTTTACATCTGGATCAAGCTCTGAAAGAAATATAATTGGAGCTTGTCCTGTTTCTGGATTACCACTAAAGCCCATAGGACTGTTTTTTCTTTGCCAATATCTAGCACCTTGTATAAGTGATGCCTGTGCAATAGCTGCAGGAACAGGATTACTGCCCTCTTGTATTGGACTTCCAAACTTAGCTGTTACTGATAATCCCTGTCTGTGTGATGTAGGTAAAACTTTACCTGAGTTCTCCAAAGCCATTACTATCTTTGTGAATGGTAACTTTGGATCTAGTTTGTCATTGTTATAAGGAGCTACATAGAAATCTGTGTCTATAGTTAGTGTTTCATTGACTGTACCATCAGCATTTAGTGTTTTAACAACTAAACCTGTTGTAGTAGCAATATCATCAATTTCTGCATAATCCATAAACTCACAGTCAAATAACCTAGTTTCTACATCAGAAATAGTAAACTGCCTACCACAATAATTATCTATTGCAGCAGCTGCAGCATCAAGAGCAAAATCAATGTTAGTATCTTGTCCACTACCTGTGATACCTAACCAAGTCTTTAATTCACTCTTATCTGTATATTGATGACTCAATATCTAACTCCTTATTATTACTTATCTTCTTGTGGCTTAACAGCTTTGTTTTCTACTTTTTTAGCTGCTTTTTTCTTAGGTGCATCAATCTTAACATCAGGCATAGGATCTCCCATACTTGCAACAAGAACACCACTTAGGAAAGGACAATTCTTACCTTTAGCAAATTTGCCTGTTTCATTATCTTTCCAAACAAAATCTGCTTCTTTTTCTATAAATTTCATATTTTTGTTCTCCTCATGGAACACAGAGCCAATAATCTCATTCTTTAGAACAAAACTATGGCTCTGTATTTTTTCCATATTAATTAACTATTATTCAATATCATTAATTCTTGTGAATGCTTGTGGTTTATACACAGCAAGAGCATACCTTAAGGAAGCCTTGACTGTAAGTATATCTTTACCAAAGTCACCATCTTTAGCTGAGTCTGAAATCTGTAATTCCATTCCTCTTCTAAATACATGGTTAACTGCTAAAGAGCCACCAAATTTTCCAACAACTGCATCAATAGTTGTTGAAACAGCACCACCAATTTGTGATGATTTAACAACAGGTAAACCCCAGATAGTAGGAGATCCTGCCAAAGCAGAAGCACCTAACATGAAGTTATTGTTTCCATCAACCTGACTTACTAAAGCATTGTAAGCAGCAGGACTCATCAAAACAGCATCTGGAGCTAATTGTCCATTGATTTCTACATCTTTGATACCATTAAGAATTGTTCTTAACTTGCCACCTGCAGTTGCAGGAAAAGCTCCTGCTGTGTAAGTGATAGTGTTGATTCCTGTTTGTTGAGTAAGTCCTTTAACATCTGGAGCTACTCCACCACCAATTAGGAATTGTTTTTCTAATCTTTGCATTACATGATTTGCAAGTCTGCCATCAAAATATGCTCTTGCTCCTGCTTGATCCTCAAGCAACTCTGCTGTTATAGGCAAAGTTGTGATGAATTTTCT